GCGCTGGTGTTCCCGTTTGTTGGCGGCGTCGTGTGCGTTGCCTTTCGTTGCAGGTAAGTCCCTTTCGCCGTCAATCGCGCAGACTGCGCGGCAAAGATCGCGTCTGCGTATGCGTTGATTGCTGTAAAAGCTGCCGCCCGTGCTTCTTCTTTTGTCATAGTGCTAGAATTGATCGTAAAACGGGTTGGAGGAATCAGCTAGTGCGGTGATCTCGGCGTCGGAAAGGCGACGATTAAAAAGCATCGCTGGTCCAAGAACACCATCCAATGAATGTAGGTTCTCAGGGCCACCTGACACAAATCGTTCACCAATCCCAAAATCACCGGAACCCGTCTGAGGTGTATTTGTAAATGATACAGTTGCCGCCGTGCCGCCGTCAATACTGATGCCGATTTCCTGTGCCGTTGTGTCATGATAACCACAAATGAAATACCAAACCCCAGTCGTTAAAGTGGATGAATTTTCAGCTGTAACCTGATCTGTTGACCCAGCCCCATAGGTCCGCGCAAACTGCGCCTTTGAGTATACGACTAGCAAATTATATTCCCTGTTTGGAGACGATGTCGGATAACCTGTGTAATCATCCTTTGTGACTAGCATTGCGAGATCATATGTTCCAAAAGACTCAAACTTGACCCAGCAGCAAACTGTCATATCACCAGTCGGAGACAAAGATGAGTTGTGAGCGGAACTTAAATATTCATTGTTTGAATGCTCAAAATCTGCCGCATTCGCATAGACCGTTCCGGTTCCCTGCGCCACGGTATTGTTGTCCGTCAGATCGTTCGACCCGAAGGCGTCGTATCGTGTGCCGCTCGCTTCATCCAGCTTCCAGAAAGAAACCAAGTCGGTCGTAGAGACTCCTCTGAACTGCGCCCTGCGATGTGGTAAATATATTTGCATCTTACCAAGCGGATTGTTCTGTGCTGCTTTCCTGATACTGGATCATGCAACCAATCAACTGGGCATCCACTCCAAGCGTGTCGGTCGCAACATCCCGCGTTATCTGTAAGTAAACCGGCTCGCCAGCAGTCGCATCGGCAATGGTCAACGCTGATGTGGCGGAGGTGATGTGCATATCGTTTGCGGTTAAGAGCGTGTCAGTCACGCCCTGCTCCGTGCCAAGGGCTTGGTCGATGGCATCGTTGTCAGCGTAGGATTGACCTGCAATATCCCACTTTGCCGTCCCACTCCCGCTGGCAGCAGTCCAATAGAATTTCACCTTCACCGTCCCGGCATTCCATTGATCACCGAAGTTGACCCAGAACCCAACCCCCTCCTCGGTAGCGGTGTCAAAGTCCATCGTGTCTAACATGACATCGTTCGTCGCCAATTCCGCCGTTCCGGTCGCGGCGCCATTGGTGGTGCGCGGAACCATCGCGCCCGCGCCAATCCAGATAGTTCGATAAACTCCTGTTCGCGTCGTTTTAACATCCGCCGCCACAATCGATGCATCCACAGCATCACCGTTTGCGTCCCATTGCACCAGGTTACCGTTCGTTCCCGCTGTGCCTGTCACCAAGGTTCCATCAATTCCAGACTTCAGGCCCGCAGTAATCTCAGTAATGGTATCAATTGAATCCGCTCCGAGGCGGTCCGCTGGCAGCGTCCCGCTATTAATCTGGTCTGCGGAAATACTCTTGTTAGTAAACGTTTCCGTGCCGTCCAATGTGGCAAGCGTGCCGTCGGATGTCGGTGGTGTCAGTGTTACAGTGGTGCCTGTGCCGATTCCTGAGCATTGAAACGCAAGTTCTTTGGTCGTGTCGCCTTCGTCCTGAATGCGGAAAACGTTGTCGGAAAATTCGTTGCTCTGCCCCCCCGCCGCCGCCCACTTGACGCCGGAGGTCTGCGTGCTGTCGGCGGTAAGCACATACCCGTTGGTTCCCACTGGTAGGTTCACCGACTGGCCGCTGCCCTTGCCTACTGTGATGTCGCCCTTCGCCCCGTTGAAGTTCTCCGAAGCGTTCAGCAGCGACCAGTCACTACCAATCCAGACGAACTCAGCGAAGCCGGAACCATTAAAGACCCACATATCCGTGCCGCCGGACAGTTCCAGCGTCACAGCATAGTGGTTGGAGTTGTTGGTGATGTTGAACGCGATCTGGTCACCGTTAGACCCGCCAGACGGCATGGTAATAACCGTCGCAGCAGAGGGCACAACATTGTGCAATTGGTTGATGTCGCCCGAGACTTGCGTTGTGGTGCCCAAAATAAGGTCGCCAGCGGCGTAGCGGACCGCTCCACCTGTGGTGACCTGAACTTCGCTTCCGCCGTTGGCGTAGAAATACAACTCGCCGTCTGACTTGGCGTAGAGGTGCGAAGTGCCCCCAATGGGAGCGGACGGCGTCGTCGTGTGGTCGAGGATGTGGTGCGACGAGACCTGCGTCGTCGGGCCAGCGATGTTGCCATAGAAAGTAGCGTCCTGCGCACTGTCCAGATGCAGGGCTGCCAACCCTCCGACGTAAAACTCCCACTCGCTGCTGCTTAGGTCAGCGTAGGTGGTGTTGTCCAACGTCGAGCCAAACAGGTTGGCGTAAACGTTGTATTCGCCGTAGTCGAAGTTGTTGGTCACTACCAACTGGCTGGCGTCGATGGTCTTGTTCGTCAGCGTGTCATTAGATGACGCTGTGATGTAAGCGCCCAGATCCGTGATGTCGGATTCCGTATGGGTGTGGGAAGCCGCAGCAATCCCAGCCTCGGCCAATGTGTTGTTGATCCAGGCCGAACCATTCCACTTGAGCAGCTCCCCGGACGCAATCGAGGTAATCGTTACATCGGACAGATCGGAGACTGCTCCGTCCAAGTCAGTCAAATCATAGATTGTGCCTGACGCATTCTTGAAGGATGGCTTGCCCAAAGCATCGGCATACCAGACCCCGTATCCGGCTGCCGGGGTCGAAGGGGCGAGTCGGTAGGCCGTCGTCAAAGTATCAGCATCCAATACAGCGTTGCCGCCCAAGTCCAAATCCCCCGTCATGGGAACGGAACCATCAGCCATGAAATCTCCACCGCCTCCACCACCGCTAGGGAGATTGTCGATGTCGAATTTTCGCAACGCACCCCCGGACTCCACGCCCAGCAAGAAGTCGCCAGCGGCCGGGGATGCCTCCTCGGTCAGTCCGGTGACGATGTCCGCAACAATGTCGCCGGAATCAATCGCAAGGGACGTCAACTGTGAGTAGGCAACCGACAACGCCGCCTCGTGTTGAGTGACGCTGGACTCCGAAATGCGGGCGTCAGCGAATGTCCCTGACACCACCTCGCTCGCAGCATGACTGTGAGTGTGCGCCATCAACTGGAGGAGGGACGCTTTCTTGACGGTGTTGTCAGTGACGTCCTCAATCAAAACGAGATCCGAATCTGCCGTGGTTGGGATCGCCCCCGCGCCAGCAAAATCAACCTGGTCGGCAGCAATCGACAACGCAGCCTCATGCTGAGTGACGTTTGACTCCGCAATGCGGGCGTCAGCCATTGTGCCGGAAACGATCTCGCTCGCATCATGGGTATGAGAACTACTGGCGGCGCCAAGCGTGCTTCGCGCCGCCGAGGCAGTCCCGTCGTCAAGCAGTGTCGCCGCGAAGCCGGTCACATACGGAACGGCGCGAGTGTTCACCGAAATAATTCCCAAAGATGCGTGAGAGCGCAGAACCGTCGCCACCGCCTCCACTTGCGCAGAGCCTGTAGGCTTTGTCGATGTTAGGGCTCCAGCAGTCTCACTCACATAAAGGATGTCGCCCTCTGACCAAGAGGATGTGTCAATGTTCTCAACGAGTCCCTTGACGATCACCTCTCCTGTAGCGTTATTCGACAACGCTTCATTCATAATGCCCAATGCGGGCATTGTGGATGCAGACGATGCGTCAGCGAGGGAGACTAAAGTCTTTGACTGCCCGACCGACCACCCCGAGGTGTAAACGACATCGCCAGCACTCAGCGCAGACCCTGACTCGTTGCGCACCTGAATGTGAACAAAGTCTGCATGAACCGTGTTGGTGAAGTCGTCAATCGTCTTGTTGGTCAACGTCTGCGTGTCCGTCGTTCCTACGATAGTTCCACTTGGTGGAGTCGGACCATCCACAAGGTCACCGTTGGCGTCCCACTGAGACAAGTCCCCGCTGGTTCCAGCGGTGCCCGTAATCAGAGTTCCATCGCTGCCCGACTTTAGGCTGCTGGCAATCTCAGTGATGGCGTCAATTGAATCTGCCCCAAGTCGCGCAGGCGGGAGTGTCCCTGATGTAATATCTGTGGCGGCGTGTGTGTGCGAAGCCGGGGCAATCCCTGCCTCGGCCAGCGTGTTGTTCACCCAGCCGCTTCCATCCCAGACAAGGATCTCACCGGAGGCGATGGACGTGAGGGTGACATCGTTAATGTCTGACAGGTCGAGGTCCGAAACATCCGTCACCTTCTCCCAGCCCGTATCAGTCCCGTTGCCCGAAGACTTATGATAGAGAATGCTGTTGGTTGAGTCGTAGCAAAAGTCGCCGCGATCCGCAAAGCCTGTCACTACCGATTCGGGCGTTCCTGCGTTGGACTGAATCGTCGGGTAGTTGTCAATAACGACCATGGCCCTGCGGTCCAGGTCGTCCTCGATGTCCTGCGCATTGAACCGCGCATTGGCAACCCAGTCAGTGGGCTGAGTGTTGGGTGTGACCCTTAGAATCAGAACCGTGTTGCCATCAGTCGGCGCAGTCGTGAACGTCACAGTCCCGCCGCTTTCCTCCCCGGCCCCTGTTACGGTGTAATCGGTGGTGATGGTTTGCAACGTGCCCGCGTCGTAGACCTGTAGGTGTGCGTTCGCCAAGAATTTATGCGGGAACGAGAACTCGGTCGTTGACCCGTTGGCGATGTAACTTGCGTGTCTGTCTGTGTCTGTAAGGCTCATTGCTCTATCCTATTCAGATCCATTTGTCAAAATGGTCAAGAAGTTTCAGTTTTATTCGCTCGGGTTTCCAAACTCCCCAACGACTGGCAAGTCTATAAATTCCTGCCCTGCGTCATCCATTCTTGCTTTGTATCTCTTCTCCCACCCCGGCGAGAAGAACTCATTCATGTTGAACCAGATCAACTGGTCCATCAGTGGCTTGATGTAGAACAGGTTCGCAAATGGAGTGTTGTCCCTGGCGGCCTTGTACAATGAAGCCTGAGCCGCATCGACGTCTCCGTCATGGGCAATCGCCGAAACAGACGACGCTAGCGGGTCCACCAAGCCACCAACTGTTGGGCCAACAAACACGGATGAAGCCTTGCTCAAGTGATTGTCATACTCACGGAACAGGACATCTCCGAAAATGCCTAACCCGCCGCCCCTTGAGGCGGCGTCCAGCCAGGTCTTAACATTCTTTGGGTCTTTAGGCGTCTTGCCGCGCATGATGTCTTTAGCTGCTCCAGACAAGTAACCCGCGACTGTTGTCAGCCCTATCATCATCATCAGGTTATTTCTTGCGCTACCTCCCTTGGCGAGGAATTCTCCTACCCCTGCTGCACCCGACTTCTTGTAGGCGCGCCTGACAATCTTGTTGTAGACCGTGATTGGGTGCGTCTTGAACTGAAGCAGGACTCCAAGCATTCCAGCGAAGTAGTCGTCCGTATGCCTGTATCCCCTCATGATAAGCCGCTCCTCCATGCCTGGAGTCGGGACAGACTGCTCAAGCAGGTTGTCCATGTAGATGCGGGTCTTCAACTCAACATCGTTTGCCACCTTCTGGAGGTTGGCCGGAGTGTTCGTAAGCCCCCTCTCTTTGAGGACTGCTGAGTAGTCGCCGCTTCCAACGGTGTCGGCGGCAACCATCCTCGCCCCATCTTCGTTGATTTGCATTGCCGTGCGACGCATGGCGTCCCACTCAAGTTCCGTGATGCCCGCCTCGACCATGTCAGCCCGCATACCTCCGGGCAGCTTGCTGAAGTCAACCTTTGAGAACTCACCAAGCAGGGCGGCATGGGCGTTGTGCGCCGCTACCCGAATAGTGTCAGTCCACCACCCAAGTAGGTTGATCTTGAAGAAGGCATTGGTTATAGCCTTGAACATCTCATTTGCCCTACCCGCCCCGGTAACAGTAGACCCCCACCGCTCGGCAATTCCCATACTGAATGAGTCAGACATGACGCCATTAACCCGGGCCCAGGCTGCGCCTGAGCCCTTGCCCAATACAGCCTTAAAGGCGGAAGGGACTTCCTTGATGACCCTGACGGCCGCCTCAAGTCCCTTTCCCCACCCGCTGCCATCAGCGGACATGGTTGCCATAAGCTTTGCCGAACTTGTAAACAAGTCAGGCAGGGAGGCTGGAGCCGCCCCACCAAGCTTTGACACGGACTGCAACGTCTTGAGCCCGTTCATGTAGGTGTTAAAAGTGTTGGTTCCTTCGGACGCATTGGCTCCAGTCGCCTCGTTCCATGCTGCCTCGATCTGCCTGCCTTCGCGCCCCTTGAAGGCGTCAAGCTGCCTTGCTGAATCAGGCTTGTCTTTTACGAGAGCCATGAGCCCGCGAAGCCTTCGCTCAAAAGCCTCGCCGGGATTATGAGTGAACTCAGACATCAGTGCGATACTACGCGCCCGCGTCTCGATGTCGGCCATGATTGCCTGGGCCAAGAACTTGTGCCTCCCATACTTCTTGTTGTAGTTGAACCATGAGTCCGCGTCCTTGAAGTGAAGGACACGCTCCGCCCCAAGCTTTTTGGCAAGGCTGCCGTGCTGCCCAGCCTTCGGAAGGATGACACGGTCAACCTTTCCGTCGGCAAACTCGTCAACGCGGACCTTGTCAAAGAAGTTGTTGTAAAAATCCTCGTGGACAGAGTTCAGGAAGGCGTCTTCATCTGCGCCCTTGAAGGTTGCTTCAGAATCAATGCCTTCCAAAATGTCCTTCTTCCACAATCCCTGACTTGCCTCCTTTCCCCCTAGGGACCGGATGACCGTGTGATCGTGCGTCTGCGGCAGGATGTAGTCGGCTCGTATTTTAATGTCTGCCCCGTTCTCGTTCTGCTTGCCGACAAGGTCTCTCATTATGGAGTGAACCTCGGCAGCTATTCTCTTTGCAGCGTTGCTGCCGGATACGCCCGGGTTGCCCTTCTCCCCCATGGAGAGTTGCTGCATCTCGTTGGCTATCTCGCGCTCCAGCCTGTTGCTCTTGAAGTCTGCCCAAAGCCCCTTTTTGTGAAGCCTCGCCTCAAGCCTGCCTTGGTAAGCAGCAGTTAAGGCAACGAAGTGCCCCTCGACAGAGTTCCTGCCTCCCTGAACGTCTGCCTCTGTCCTCCCAAACTTGCCGATGGACGACAATAGGGCGTCAGCCTTGTTCTCAAACCCTTCAGCCCGCCTGAAGAAGTCCCGGTCGGAGGCAATCGCCTTCAACCTGCGGCGTTTGTCGATGACCTTCTTGGCTTCAAGCTTGTCAATGACATCGTTCATTGCCGCCTGAGCAGCTTCCAGCGAGGCAAACTTCGGCTCCACGCCTTCGCGCTTGTGGATCTGAGCTTCAATCTCACGAAGGATTTCCTCGGCCTGCTGCTTGGTGATCTTCTTGTCACCAGAGGCTTTTACGACCCTGTCTATGCAACGGTTTTTTGGCATGTCATCCTTTCCTCATGCAGAGCAATCCTTCCTCGATTGCCTTCGGCTCGTAGTCAAAGGAGTTGTCAAGGTAAGCCTGCTCAGATGCCGTAAGTTCCCCGTCCCGCTTGATGGTCGCCTCAATCTCTGTCGCGTCCTGCTGGTGGAACGTCGTATCCATTCCGCCCTCGCCCGCATCGGACTCCCTCGGGATGGGCTCCTGGCCCGGTTCGCTCTTGGAGAGCCCGCGCTCATCTATGAGTTCACGCAACCTATTCTGGTAGGTGTCCTCAATCAACTGCTGGGTGCGGGCATCATACTCGGTCTGGAGTCTGCGGACCTCAGCCTTGTAACGCTTGAGCCGTTCCTTCTCAACCCGCTTCTTAAATCTGCTTTTCTTGCCAGCATCCTGCCTCTTCAGGTCAGCAATGCGTCTCTTGTATTCCGCCCGCTCAATCCTGTCGGCTTTCGCTTGGATGCCTGCCTCAATCCGTGAGTCAAAGTCCAGACGGTCAGCAGAGATGCGTTGCATCATCTTCTTGGTCCGGTCTGGGAGGAGGTCAACGATTTCGTCAATTGCTTTGAGTTGAGCCGGAGTGAACTTCGGGGAAACCTCCCCAGTCTTGAACAAGCTTGGGATGTTCCTGGATGTCTCGTCAAGCTCAAGGAAAAACATGCGGGCAATGTTGTCGGCTGCCGACACATCTCCGCCCTTGGCTCTCTCCAGCAAAGCCTTGAGTGTTTTTGCCTGCTGCCCTTTGCCTCCGCGCTTTGCCGCAGACTCGCCTATCTGGATTGCCTGCTCCCTGGTGACGCGACCAAGGACGCCAATCGCCTCTACTCGCGCCCTGACCTTGGCTGCAATCTTCGCCTTGCGAGCCTCGACCGCATCCTTGGCTCCAAGGCGGGCTTCGTAAGCTTCCGACCTTAAAATGTCATTATACCAACGCCCTTCACCACCTACCGCAGCATAGATTTCAGCCTCCTGATCATCGACCGCCTTCTTGGCAAGCCTGCGGATCTCGGCCATGTCGCGCATCCTGCGTGCCTCGTCAGCCAGTATCTCCCCGGCGATAACGCCACGGTCAAGTTTGGCGATACCGGCAACGTCAACGTCTACGTCGTTCAGGAACTGGTCATGCGCAACGGCAGCCATCTCCCTCTTGGTGGGGGCCGTCAGCCTCTCAAACACGATGCCAGCTCCACGCAACCCGCCGCCGACTATGGCCGATCCAGCGACACCGATAAGGATGTCGTTGAATCCGTATTCTGCCTGCTGCTGCCTGTTGGCTATGTATATTGGGATTTCCGCAATCAGGCTGCCAACCGAAGCATCGACTGCTCCGCCGACCACCCTGGCGATGACGGACCTACCCTCCTCGAGCGAAAGGCGGTCGCGTTGGGCGATGAGCGGAGAGTTCTTTACTCGGACGACCGGGCGACCAAGTCCCCCGCCCATGCGGATTGTCTTAGCCCCGCGCTTGGTGCGCGAGGCGATGCCTGCCATGCGCCTGTATTTGGCCTGCCCTACGATAGGGACAAAGTTGAGACCAAAGTCTGTGAACGACATCTGGCTCCCGATGACTTGCCCCGCAAAGGCAGCCGACATGCCAGTGAAGCCTTTCGCATTCTGGAGGTAGAACATGCGGGCGTTCTCCAACTCCTTCCGCCTACGCATGAGTTGAGCCTGACCTTCCAAAACCGGCTCATTGAACTCTAGCCCCGGCATACTGTATCTCTCGTTGGCTTCGTCAGGAGAGAGAACATTGCCGCTGGCGACTCCCATCTCAACCATGCGCTGGACTGCGTTCTGCGCTTGGAGGAACTCACGCCCATACCCAACAGCAGCGTTAAACACGCTGGAAAGAGGGAGATCGTTGATCTCCCTTACCTGCCCCACATCCCTGCGGGAGTATGGTTTATAGGTGATCATCAGTAGAACGGGACGTTGTCAACGCCCGGAAGCGGAATTGATGGCCGGCGAATGTTGTCTATATCAGCCTTATGCTTGCCGGTGGTGGGCCAATTGGTCTTCCCTCCGCCAAATGGATTGTCAAAGTCGATGTAAAGCTTCTTACCTTTCTTGTCGCGCAAGTGGAATGAGTCACCGCCACGGAGTTCTTCCAACCGGAGATACACCCCGTGGCCGTCAGACTCCCAGCGGTAGTTTTCGACACCGTTCAGGAATGCCTCAACCGCCTCCATCTGGGAGGTGCCCTTGATGCTTACTGATCCGGCAAGCGTGTCTTCCCTGAGCCTTTGCTCAGGCAGTCCCGGCGCAATCCCTGCCGCGTCCACTACGGAATGGTCAAGGACCGATGTTGCAATGTCGAGGAATTCAATGACGTTGTCGATCTCGTCGTCCGTGCGCTTGCCTTCGGCGTTTCGCTGATCCCTGAACACAAGGATGGGCTCCTGATCATTTGCGTCCACCTCGGCAACGATGGCGTGATCATCGACAAGATACTGGTTAGCCAACTCAACCGCTTCGGAATGGGTGATGCTGGGATTGTTGCTGTTGAGTTGCAGGGCGAAACTTTCCACAAAACTAAGAATCCCGCTTTTCAAGTGCGCGCTACCACCGGCCATTACATGAGCAAAGGCGGCAAGTTCCGGGTCGTTGTCAACTTTCTCCCTCACCTTGGCACGGTCGTTTTGCTCAAATCCCTTTTCATTGCTGATAGCTTCCATGACCGTCTCGCGGATTCCGTGGGAATCCTTGTAGTTGTAAGCCATGAACATTCCCGAAGACATTCCCTCGTCAACCAACTGGTTGAACACACGGGGCCAATACTTGTCTCCGTGCCGGAACTCTATGTTGAGCAACTCGTTCAGTCCGTCCCGTGGTTTCATCGAGTTCAGGGCTGCGATGGACTGCTTGGCCTCGGAGTCAAGGAGCAGCTTGATGTCGTCGTCCGCAACCCCAAGCTCGCGCTGCATGTGAATCAGCCTGCCATCCAGGTCCTGGTAGGTGCTGTGCATCTGCGCGTTGATCGCAGGCTTCGCTTCGTCCGAGGCAACCTTGTATTGCTCCATCAAGCCCTCAAGCTCGATTATCTCAGCACGCAATTCGTCTGCCGTGTCAAAGATGTATCGCAACGGCTCCTTCTGGAACGAGTCTAACAGCCCGACTGCACCAATGCGGCTGTCCTCCACCCCTTGTGCGGCAATCTTGGCAACCTCGTTCTCCTTGTCGAGGGTGTCCCCCGCCTTCTCTACAATCTTGGCGAGTTCTGCCGGGGAGTTTTTTGCCATACGGAGCATGTGCCCCGCAGCCGCATAACGCTCTCGCTCCTTATCATAGGCAGCATACTTGTCCTTGTCCCCGCCAACCATGTCCATTGTGACAACCATCTTGCCTGAAGGCTCACCATCCCATGCCCGCGCAAGGTCGTCCTCGATGTTCTCGGCCAACGCTGCCGCGTCAATCTGGTTGTTTTTCTGAATGCTGCGGCCAATGGCTGCCTCAAGTTCCTCAACCCGGTTTGCGGGGAGATACTTGCTGTCCTTCAGCATATATGACGCCTCCTCGGGGAAGTCCGAGACTGCGGTCATCACAGCGTTATACTCATACTTTTCCATGTTGGAACGCTCGACCTCTGAGCCAAATGTCCGAAGGCTTTCGGCGTATGCTGGCCCAAGCCCGTAGTATGCCTCGCGAAGGGAGTCCAAGTCCTTCGTGATGGCGACTTTTGAGAGAGTTTTCTCGGCTGTCGTAATGATCTCACCGATCTTGCGACCTCTGGCAGCAGAGGCGATGACCGGAATCTTCTGGGCGTAAATCCTGCCCATGTTGACCTTAAAGTCATTCGACATCTCACCAAGGGTGTCGCTGTGCATCTTGACGGTGTTCTCAAACTCGTCAGTGAATTCAGCGACTCCCACATTGGGGTTCTCCGCCATGTAGACGCCCATCTTCTGGGACGCCTCAATCAGGGCCATATTGAATCGGAACTTGTCGTCCTTCTCCTTCTCTTCATCCGACTCAAGCTTGGCTTGGATTGCCTCCTCCCGTGCAAACATGGCAGCTTCGCGCTCCCGCGTCTTACGCGCACCCGCAACCGCAGCCAGCGCACCAGGAACCTGTGACAACCCCTGTGCCGCCCCAGCAAAGCTTGGAGCGAATGACGCTGCTGACGCCCTCGGCCCTGTTGATCCAGCCACCTGAAGCGGGGCTGCTGTGGATGTTCTTACGGGTGGCATATTATGGTGAGGCCCAATATTGTGATTGACTTACTCCGGGAGTTACATATGACCCGCCCGCGCTTGCTGCGCCTCGCGAAGATCCACCACTTCTACGAAAGCTTGGATTTGAAGCGATGCTCAACCCCTGGCTGACGCCGCCGAAAAATGTCCCGGCCGCGTTTAGGTAGGACGATGTCACTGCGTTGCGCCCCATCGCCTCCTGCAATCCAGCCTCGGCCTTGGAACGTCTTGCGCGAAGCTCCCCGCGATAGATGGCGTTCTGACGGTCAAGCTCATCCTGGACCGCAGAGTCAAACATCACATCCTCGGCAGAACCGGACAACTCGATCCCACTAGCCGCGAAGCGTGCCCGCCTAGTGGCGGCACGCAATCTGTTCCGCCGTGACAACTGGCGGGACTCAGACGCGGCCTGCTGCTGCGCCGCGATGGCATCATTGCGCGCAACGGCAGCGTTGAACTCGGCGGCGTCCTTCTGTGCAGCCCCAGACTGCACGGCAGAATAGACTCCAAGCCCGGTTGATACTGTAGAGGCTGCTATCGCCGCTACCCCTAATGCACCTAAAGCTGCCATGTCATCATGTGGTAATCGGTCGCGTCGGGACCGTATTTCTTTAGTGTCGATTCGTAGTCAAAGCCAAGCATCTTCGCCACCCGTTTGGCCTTCTTGTCGCTTGCATTGATTTCGGCGTGGACTCGATGTAGTCGCAGATCCTCGGCTGCATTGTGCAGCATCTCAAAGGCGGCATTCATCAGCGCGTGAGGGTGCTTCTTCGCAGCCGGAAACACTGTTAGCCAAGCAATGCCAACCCCTGTCCATACCTGCGTGATGCCGCCGATAGCCAGCATCGATCCGTTGCGCAGGGCGGCGTGTTTGCCGGGGGGGATGACAACGAGCCTGTCGGCAATCTCCTTCAAGAGCAATCCGCTCCGAAAGCAGTCCCGCACATGCTGAGTTGTCAATGCCTCAAGCGTTATCATTCCGAATTCTCCACCACCAAGACCATCGCAAGTATGTTCAGCGGGTGAGGCTGCTGCTGCTGAATCCAAACCTGACCCTCATAATCTAGGTCGTTGTCCAAATCGTCGTCGCCATAAATGTTAAACTCTTTCCACCCCGTGAAGAGGTTTGGAGCCTGATCCATGTCATCATCTTCTTCCCGGTAGTCGTGCTGAATTAGGTCCGACTCGCTTGCCCCGTAACGATGCCCAAGACTGTTAAGAACGTGTATGTATCCCTTTGGGACTCTCTTCACGCTCCCGCCAGAACTTCCCCAGTCGCCGCGTGGCGCAAGTGGCATACTCTTAACCTTACTGATAAATTGCAAACCTGCAATAACAGTCGTCCCTGTGTCATCCAGCGTGATTGCCCCGGACGACACGGTTTTGTCGCCCACATACTCCCCGTCAACCAAGACCTGCAAGGACTCACCTTCAAGGTGGTTAAGCCCGCGAACCGTAGTGGATGTTGCCGAGCCCGACAGCATGGAGTCCACAAACTTCATCTCGTCCTTGTCAGTGGCGGACGCAGGATTGAAGTCGGGCAGCAACTTCTCAATGTAGCGAACTGTCTTCGTGTTGATGGTGCGCTTCACCACCATCCAAATCTCATCTTCAGTCCCTGCGGACGACGGGATGGACGCGATAGACTCAACTACCCCAGTCCCGCCAATCTTCTGCCTTGACCACGCATAGATATCCTGGTCTGCCTCGTAGGTCAGGGTGATAAGGTCGCCAGTCTCAGTGAGTACCCACACTACGGAATTGGGGTTCTTCTGGTAACGCAGTCTGTTTGCCTGCGTTTGATCGCGAAGAATGTGCTCCGACGTGATGTTTAGGTCACGGCTCACAAAGCTGTCGGCCTCAAACGAGTAGCGCATGTCATGCACCTCACGCCCCGCCCGCTGGATGAACAGCACAGCCGAACCAACGCGCTGGGGCATGTGGCTTGCCAGTGTTCCATTGCTTGTCTGCGTCTTGACATCAACGTTGCTCGGAGTCAGCGGCTCATTGATCGTGCTCGCCGCACGCATCTGATACTCCCCGCTCAGTGTCCCGATCAGAAGGACCGGGCCGCTTTCTACCCACTTGATGGCGTTTACCTGGTTGCTCGCGATTGTGACGGTAATCGCGGAGTCGTCCAACACTGTCCCGTCTGGATCGGTTGGCTGGAAGTTGGCGTAGTCGTCTACTTTGCTACTCCACAGGGTGTCAGGGTTGTCGTTGGTGCTGGCAAACCACAGACGCTGCTGATGAAAAGAAACAACAGAAGGCCAACCAGTGGTGTCAGACCATGCACCAAGCCGCCAAAACACAGTTTCCCCATCGTTGAGAAGCTTGGTGTTGTTTTCTGGATCTTTCGGGATTTCTGTGTCTTCCGAAATTGAAACAGTAACGTGCGTTGAGTCGGTGTATGCAGTGATTTTGCAATCCACCCAATCAATTCCGTATTGCATTCTGACCCAGCGTCCAACGTCTGTGCTGGCGAATGTCCCAGATGACGCAATAAGAGTTGCAGTAATGCTCCTATTGGAAATCGTGCATCGGTCTTCTCCAATAGTGTAGCCAGACGCAAGAGTAATCGCAGTTACTCCGCCTGCCCGCGTTGATGATGAATCGTCTTCTTTTAAAAGGTCAATTCTCCACCACCCTGTTGATGAAGACGAAATATCATTTGCTCTGGCGTGCCGCCCAACGTCATCATAGTCAAAAACGTTAGAGTATGGCGACAACAAACGCGGTCCTCCAACTCCCCCATCATAACCTATGTAATAATAAGTTCCCGCTGGCTGCTCATACACTTTCTGCGGCTCAATTGTTACTTCAGTTCCGCTTGTGTATTCTGTAATTCTTCCGAGTTCCCACACTCCATTTCCGTTAGAATACTCAATATATTTGTCAACGTCCCCAGAGACGAAAATGTCATTGTTGCTAGTAACCGTGGCAGTATCCGACACCTTGCCCACGTCAGCAGTTCCTCCAGAGGTGTATGCGGTATAGCCAGTGGAGTCAATGCCGTCCAGTGAAAACGTGGTGGTTGAGACAACAGTGATCGTATAGCCTGCGTCATTTACCTCTGTCATGCCGCCGACATCGTATAACCTGACGATGTCTCCAGTTTCAAGGCCGTGTGCGGACGAAGTTGTGACAACCGCAGGATTGGCTTGAGTAATCCCGCTCACTGTCAAAAGTGTGGCAAGCCTAAACGACGTGTCCCCAGAGTTAATGCTGAGATACGGCCCCTTTTCGCCATCGAATGTAGACACTGTCCATGTGGTGTCGGCGGTTCGCGTGATCTTCCTCGGCTCGTAATCTGGGTGTGCAACATAGAGAACATCCGCACTCTGAGTGAAATACAGGTCGTCAAGATCGGCAGTCGCCCAAGGGGTTGTGAATTCGTAGACAAGGTCCGCGTCTCCACCAGACGAGTAGGCGGTGTGGCTAGTCGAATCTTCACCAAGAAGCTCAAAGGTGTTAGTCGTTTTGTTAGCAACCTCAAACCTGCGCCCGTTGAGTTCCGTCATCCCGACGATTCCGCTGATTACGACATGGTCCCCGTTGGACAGGCTGTGTCCAGTCGCAGTGACAACAGCAGGATTGGCCTGCGTCACTCCGCTGATGGTTTCATTCGTGGACGTGACAACCCCGCTCTGCTTGTAAACGCGGGCGTAGAGGTTGCCCAACTCAAGGATGTATGCCTGAGTCGTGGAGAACTCAAACTCAACCAATCTCACTTTTGCAGAACTTGAGTTCCAACCGACGATGTCAGTGTCCTTAGTTTCAAGGATCATCTGCGTCCCAGAGCGGCGAAACGCGCCGCCTTGCGGCTTGACGATGAAGTTCTCCAACTTCTCCGCGCCGTTGAAATACTTCTGGATGTCCTCGCGAGCGCGCAGCAGCGGCGAAAGCTCGCCTGCTGTGAAGTTTGTTTGGAGTGTGTGTGAGCGTCCCATTAGGTCAGGCCACGCACTGTGTCAACGCCGCCACTGCGGGCATCTTCCAGCGCAAAGCTGGTTGCGCTTAGTCCGGCAATCTGACCGGAGTCGGCGTGTCTCGCCTTCGCCAGGGCTTTTTCAAAGTCGTTCCAAAGGCGCTCCTTCTCCCTGCGCCCAGTGTTGCCCTGAATCAATGCCATGCACATCCACCAAGCGAGGTAGATTGCAAGTGCGTTCGCCGCCAATGGCGGAATGTCTGACACCGACACATCGTTCTGGATGTAGCGGATGTAGAGGGTGTCAGAGTTGGAAAGTATGGTGCGTCCCTCGATCTTGTAATCGTCGTAGGGCTGCGTGCCCTGCCCCGGAGGAAACACGTAAATCGCATCTGATGGAAATGCGTGCTCGTAGGTGTAATTGTGGTTGGGCGTGTTTGCCGTAGGCGAGGTCGTTGTCCTGGTCGTGGCAAACGTCCACGGGTGCATACACAGGAACGCCTCAAGGCAAACGTCCCAGCCTGCGCGAACAGCGCGGCCAGAGGCAGTCTCAGCCTCGATCCGCGTAATGGTAGGAGCCCCGAGATTCATCAGGGCCAAATTGCTGATCGTGACTTGAGTTGCCATAGAAAAGCCCTGCCGGGGCTGTTATGCCCCGGCAGGGGATTGAGTGTTACGAAATGTCAACGTAACCGTCGATGTCCTTGTCGGAAGCAGGCGCGTTGGTGCTGGCGGTGTCCTCATGGGTCATCGTCAGGTAGCAGTCCTTCACCAACTCGTAGCCGGGATTGTCTTCCTGCAAGACGCCGAACTCAGCTTCGCCAGCGGCCGCAACAGCAACCTGCGCCGTGGTGAAGAAGTCGGGGTCATCGGAATTGGTCCCGTCGTACGTGCCGTCGCCGTCCGCTCCTTCAAGGCCGAAGTCAACGACCTGGTTGGAGCCAATCGCCTCAAAGAACAACTTTCCGCCCCAGATGCGCGTCCCTTTCGGGAGCAGCTTCAAGCGAATGGTGTCGAATTCAGCAATTGCGCCGGTCGGGTCATCGGTCGTGTTGTAGGTCCACGACTCGCGGCGAAGCGCGTCCGCACGATTCCGCTCCTGCGGCCCGTAATTCGGGGCGACAAAAGCGGCCAACTGTTCAGAATTGTAAGTAGCCATCTGTCAGTCCTTTCTCGTTTAGGATTCGGTGCACTGGATTTCCACGACCTTCTCCTCATACATGCGGGTCGCGCCGAAGGTGGCGCGTGCATACACTTGGATGGCGTTGCTCATGTCATTCCGAACGCTGATGTCCGTCTCGATGTCGATGCCGACACCCAAGAGCAGGCCGCTACGCGACCAGGCAATGCAGGAGCGGGTAGAGCCCGAAATGTCAATCAGCTCAGTCCGAATGAACGTGAAGCCGAGGAACGTATTCACTTCGCCCTGAACCAACGCCTTGACGGAGTTGTAGTCAGTGCTAGTGACCTCAGTCGTGCCCAGCAGATCATCGATCTGTTGGGCCGTGCAGGCGATGAAGCGGGGCTCATCACCAACCTCGTTGGAGTCGAGGATCTTTTTTGCCGCCCGAAGCTTTTCAACGGTCATTCCAGCCGAACCGTGCGCGATCTGTTGGGTCGCGGTCGGGAACGTGGTGGAAGTTCCGCCAGTCTCGCCCTCATAGGCCGTTCCGAAAGCAGCCGAGATGACTTGATTGTCCATCTCGCGTCCGAGCGAGTAAATCGCATTCTGGACGTAGGCCGATTCAGGGTTGGCCGTAGCGCGGATGACATCCTGTTTGTCGATCATGTCGGCAAAGTGGAAGTCGCGCATATCAACACGCCGACGAACGTGCGGGGTGTCAATCTGCGGGGTGGGCGCGTGGCGGGAGGTTTTCTCAACAGCGGAAACGCTGTTGACCCGGTCGAAGTAACCATACTTCGCATTTACAGACTCAACACGAACCGCTGGGCGCAATCGGGAGCCCTGCTGTTGCAGGCCGATCTCCAGCATGTCGTGGTAAGACTGCTTAAAGGAGGTGCTAATCTCTGAAGACATTGTAGGTAGCCTTTCTCTTGCAATCGTTTCGGATCGGTTGAGCTACCCACAAATGCGGACTCTCCCATAACAGCTTTTCTCCGCTGCTGGAAGGCGGGGCTTTCCCCGCTGTCACTGGGCTCGACGTGTCAAGTTGTCCAGATATGATGATGCGTAACAAGTATTCAGGAATCGGTCAAGCAACAAAAATGCCCCGCCTCGGTAAAAACAAAGAAAACCCGAGGCGGGGCAAGGGAGAAGGGGCTCCCTAATCCTTGTAGGCGAGGCGATACAGGTTCTCGTTCTCGGCTCGCAACGCCTTTGCCGCAACTTGCTCGTCCTCGCGCAGGTTGTAAAGCGGCGTGGTCAAAAGTCGCACCTTTTCACGGTCTTGTCGATTCTGTTCAAGTTGCAACTTGGCGCGAGCCTGCGGACTCACAGAGGGCGCGCCAGATGAACCTCCAACGACATCCTCCTTGAACTCCTCGCCGACGTTGGCGATGAACTTCACAAGGGCGGGGTTGTTACCGAACTCAGGGTTATTCAGCAACTCGAAAAACGCATCGTCACCAAATTTGCTCGCAATACCCTTAACCAACTCCATCTGAGTGTCGTAGTTGTCGCCCCACTCGGCTTTCAGCGCGGCGGTCGCCTCTTCGGCAAATTGCGCCTTGCTGCTCTGCGTGGCTTGATCCTGCTCAATTTGACGGGTGATGTAATCCTTCAGAAGCTGCTTGCCAGCCTTGTCGGAGATGCCCAGCTTGTGGAACTGGTCAGTCGCCCACTTGACTTGATCCTGGTCAAGCTCCACGCCTTCGGGCAGTTCCAGCCCTTCGGCGTAGGCTTCAGCCTTCTCGGGCCTGCCCAGTTTAGAGTAGAACTTATCGTAGTCCTCGTCCTTCCAGTCGTCTTGAGGCAGATCCACTCGGGGCTTACCGAGCATTTTGTTCAGTTCAACGTGGCTTTTGAGAAGCCCACCCATGTCCTTGTAGGACGAGAACACCGCATTGTCGCGGTATTCCTCGGGCAGTGTCTCAACAAATGGTGTGTCGTTGTCGTCGCTCATTGGGTTTCTTCCTGTTGGTGGGTTTTCAGCATTTCAAGTATGGCCGCTTCGTCCTTGTTGCAGAGCGCGAGGATGTCCAGCGCAAGACTGCGCCGACCCTCGTTGAACTCTGTCAAGCCCCTGGTATCCATCGAAGGTTGGAACACAAAGCCCATCTTAGCGATGTGTTGCAGCACTTCTTGCCCCTCCGGGGTTTTGAATACAGCCTGGAACGAGCGGTTTTTGCCGAGGGTCTTATTGACCAACTGCTGCCAGTTCATCAGTCGCCTTTGGCTTTACGGCTCCTTCGGGGTAAGGAATCAGCACCTGATAAGGGCCTTCGACTTTGTTAACGGGATACTCCGAGCGCAGAATAGCGCGGTCCATCTCCTTTGCGTTGGCAAATGGCCCGATAACGACAGTATTCCCCGAGGGGTTGGCTACAGCGGCAATCAGCACCGAATGGCAATTCCGCTCCGTATGGGTTTTTAGTTGCTTTAGGGTTTTCATTGGGAAATCGCCTGCGCCTGTGCAATGTCTTTGATTGCACTAGCCGCTGGCTGCGCCGCCTGGGCCATCTCTTGCATCTGCTGGCTCTGCTGTTTTTGGGCGCGAATTTCTTCAACCTCTTCGCTGGGGCGCAGAATCGCGGTCGGAACCTGCCTCGCCCTAGCAAGTTCAGCCGACAGCGCGTCAGGGTCGATCTTGTCCAAAATGTCAGGATATGCCTGCGCAAGCGCGACTAGATCCTCTGTGTATCCACGCATTGAATCAGCCCTGACGCTGAATTGTGCGGCTGCGGCGGGAGATTGGTAGCGCACGCGCAAGCGTGTGCCCTGAAGCGCAGACGGGGCATCTGGGATGCGATCATGCGCGTTCAAAAGCTCGTAGGTGCGGGAGACAATCGGGTCAAGCTTCTCCTTGGTCTGCCGCCCGATCATGGGAGCCAATTGGCGCAGCTTCTCATTCCTGCGCTCAATCACCTCGGTTGCTTTCATCTCAATGTTGTTCTTGCCAAGCTCAAACAAGTCAACATGAAAGCACTTGCGAATGGAGTTGCGGACATCGGTCAGCATCTCAAGGGAAATGCCAAGGTCTTGGCGCACGTTCTGGTAAAGCTCGCGCACCTCGTTCTGACCACTGAAGGCGTCATGGAAGGTGACGCCGTCGGGCGAGGTATTGATCGGCAGGACATAGCCCGAGTTGGGAACCAACAGGGGAGGGGATGTCACCTTCATGGCCCGCTTCAGAATCTGCTGCTGAAAGCGATTGACCATGAGGATGTCGGGAAGACAAATGCGGGCGGGGCTAAACCCATAAACTTGCCCCGCCCGCTTTGCCCAACGCGAAACCGCGTATGGAAAGCTGTCGTAGCCAGATTCATGGAGCACAGACTTGGTATCTGCGCAAACCCAGCAGGAGGCATAGCGTTTATTGATAGCCCGACTGCCCGCTGCATCGGATCGGGGATAGACTGCATGGACAACCACGAAGCGTCTCGTGGAGTCCTTCTCTCGCATGATCGAGTCGGGAACCATCCCGTAGCGGCCAAATCGTTGCTCGATTTGCCGCTTGGTCATCTCGATCTCGCGGAAATTGGTGTCCACCAACTGGTCTGCGCCCTCGTCGAGCCAGCAGTTGCCCAGTGGGTAGGAGCGATATACAACGCCGTTGCCGTCCCACTCGGAGCCAATAACGTCGGTGCCGTAGCTGCCAAGGTCTGTATATGCCTCGCCAACCGCTGTATAGAATCCGCCCTCCGGGCGGTTAAACTGCGAGTAAACGATGTCGGTGACATTGTCCAGCCAAAGCAGAGCCTCATGGTCTAACTGCTCGTCGTCAACTCCCTCGATGCGGACAGAGAACCAACGCTCAACCGGATTGGTCAAGTTGGACTCGATGCCCCCAGCAAAGGTGACGACGGAATCGCGGGCGGTCGAATCGTAAATCTTGTCAGAGCGGTTGATCTGGGCGCGGCCCTTCTCGTTCCGAGTGGAGAAGTCAGCCCCCTCTGGGCGAACGTAGTCCACAATCTTCTGGAACTCGGAGTCTATGGTGTTCCGCGCCGCCTTGAGTTCATCGAGGCGGGACAAAACCTGCTTTGCCTTTTCGTCTGTCATTAACCGCCAAGGATTGATTTCAGGAAGGTGTTTTCAGCGCCAGCACTCGGAGATAACCCGCCAAGGATTGTGGACTTACGTCCTTTTCGCCTGCGTTGGGCTTCTTGCGCACGCACAGTCGCCCCCGCACCTTCGGGTGCAGGCGGCTTGGGTGGAGCCGGTGGCTTCGGGGCACTAGATGTCATCTAGTATGAAGGAATGGACGAAATCCCACATTTGGCAAGCAATTTCTTCAGTGGGTAATATCTCGGATTGCGGCAGCCCCGCAACTCCCGGTCCCATCCTATGAATTCAAGCTCGTAGGGAAGCTGGCGAAGCATGCGCTCCATGTCGCCAACGGCAAGGTAGATATACCAACCCCGCCCTTCGACATCCTTGGCGCAGACGCAGAAGTCTGGGCGAATGTGGACGTAGCAGCCCATCTCGCCCCACTTGCGAACATCATTCCAGAATACCTCTGGAGACGGCCACATTGCGATGGACTGCTCAATGGCGCTCACGCAAGGTAGTCAAAGCTGTCCATAATCGGACTGCCCTTGTAGTTAGTTTTGTTTCTCGTATCAGGCTCCGGCCCAGCAGCCAAAGCAAAGTAGCCGAAGGCGTCAGCCCCGTTACTCGCCCAGTCGTGCTTTGGAACGTTCATGTAGGTGTCATCCTTATCGTTCCACTTCTTGGTATAGCTGCGCAATGCCTCAATGCCAGGACCGCACTTGGTCGCATCAAAGCGGCAGACCGGGATCAGGTTGCGCGCAGCATCAATGCGCTCACGCACTGAGAGGAACGGAATAGGCGTAAACCTGATGCCCATCTTGGCAGCAGTGACAATGCGCGCCTCGGCAGAAGTGATCTCACGCTTCTCAATGTCGTGCGGCGCATAGTGCGCCTCGTAGGTGTAGGGCCGCTCACGCACCAACTTGATGTAGTAGTTCAACGGTTGGTCGCGCTCCTCGATGTAGTCAATAACATGGATTGCCCCCTGCGCCCGCTGAAAAAACCAAATGGCAGTCGCATCATTCGCGCCCAAGTCCCATGAGGTGTAGACCGGCAGTTGCGGCATCCATGGAACATCCGTCACGCGCCCTTGATCCGAAGCCTCCATCATCTGACGACCATAGTATGCCCCGCTCACAGGAGCCTCGGTATCGCAGTAGAACTCGGATCGGATGCGCTCCTCTTCCATGCCATCCATCTTGGCCTGCTCAATAAAGGAATCTGGCACCACCGGATTGCCCGCCTCATCGCGTGTGCCCTGATCTCCGGCAATCAATGTCTCGCGGAACCAATTGTCGTTGTCCTTCGCCATCTCATGCATGTCGTAGGCGTGATTCTTGCCGCGAGGCGTGGTGATGAACAAAGCCCAGCCGCCATTCTCCGCAAGGATAGGCGACAAATACTCCCATGTTTTCTTGGGGATCAAAGCCCACTCAGAGAAAACAATCCCAACGGGATTGCCGCCGACCAGTGAGTCGGAGTCCGCACCAAGCACCTGATACATCGAACCATTCTTGAAGACGTAGGTCATCTCCTGGTCGTTGTACTTCTCTTGAAGGACCGGCTTCTTGGTCTTCGGATCTCGCGGCCCGCCAAGGTAGCTGAGAAATGGGCGCCCCTGCTCCTTCACTTCATGCGTCACAGGGTCTATGATGCCGCCAGTTCGCCCATTCCACGCAATACGCTTGCCCTGCTTGTTCTGCGGAAAGATATGCCAGTAAGCTCCAACCCGCTTGTGCGCCATCACTGAAATTAGGTTCATGGCGAACAAATCCTTACCAGCGCGGCGATGCCAGAAGATTGAGGCGCGCTTGCCCGTCCCAGGCGACATGAAGTAGTTCCAGAGGGGCTTCTGATACTCTCGCGGAGCCCACTGATATGGCAGGGAAAATTCAGGCATGACAGTCAGGAGCTTGGAACATCACGGTAGATGGAGAATTCAAAGTAGTCCCTGATGTATGGCCCTCCCAAATCCAAGACAATTGGGCACCTTTCTTTTGACTCATTGAAATACCAATCACCCTTCCTGATTTCTTCTCCCTCAGACAGCTCGTGATAGCCGCAGGGTTCGTCGCAGTCACACTCCTCACACTCGATCAGTTCGCCAATCATGCCCTCAAGCCGGGACAAAGAGTCCGCAATTCGCTCAACTGCCTTAACAAGCTTCTCGTCAACCTTCTTCATTTCACCTCCCCATCGTTGATGTTCACCGTAATGCCAGTATCCTCCTTCTTGCTCACATCCTGCGCCTTCGGCTTCGGAACCAGATATTCCATCAGCTTCATGTTCGCATCGAGCCTCTTGGAAGGCGAGATGCCCTGAGTCCCGCCCTTTGCCTTGTTCTTTAGGGCGTTAATGACCTCCAAGATCGGGTTATACTGCGTAGCCCTACAAAGCTCCTTGAACACCTCGGCAGCAGCCCCATCAACCTCAAGCTCGTTGAGCATGTCAGTCGCGGCCTCGTTCTGAACCCGCTGCTTATCAGCCCCAGTCCCAGCAGCCTGATTGGCCTTCGCCAAGCGATACAACCTCTCAGCATTCTTCCCCTTGCCCTTGCGGTGCCGGTAGGACACCACAGGCTTGCCGCCCGTGTTCCAAATCACTGCAGCGTGCCAGTTGTTGTGACAACTCACATGACGCCCAGCATGACCAGCGGGCATGTCGCACGCCACGCCATTAGTTGACTTTTCGCCGCACGCACGATCAGCCCCGTGCTCGCAGAAGAAGCATTGATAGTCTTCCTGTTCTTCACTCATATTACTCAGCCATTGCATTAGTCAGTTTAACCCGCAGCCGACCCACCGGAGAGTGGGGAGGCTGGGCGTCAGCCTGGGCAGTCAGCCAATCACGGATGGAACGAGCCTCCGGCCCGTCCATCTCGATAATTACCCTCTCAGTTTTCTCAGACTTAACCTTCATCACTACTCTCCTCCTGCTGCGAAAAGAACTCCTTCACAAAGTTAGCGACATGGGACACAGACTCAAATGCCCATATCCTCATCGGATCATACGCAGTCACAATCCAACCGTTCTCGCAGGGGTGTATTTCAATGTGGGAACTCTTCATCTTGTTCATGGGTGACACGTATCTAACAACAAACCGTCATATCTGTCAAGCAGGGCTTCTACAGCTACAATACAAGGGGAGGTATCACCAGCCTCAAGGACATGGAAAACGCCTCAGAACGCAGATACGGGGCAAACAGAGTAAGATCTGTGATGGAGCGAGAGAGGGGATTGAGAGGTGTTTTAAAAAAGGGGGCACACACATTCTGTTTGCGTAAGGAGGTAAGCGCGCGCGTGGATCACCCCCCCGACCGGGGTGTCCACCTGGTCCCGCAATGCAGAGTAAGAACGGCGGCCTGCCCAATACAGGCTGAAAACAGGCCCGAGCCTATGCTATGCGGCAGCCCGCATGCGTAAACCGTTGTAGCTTCAACGTCCTTCGCACAATATTAATTAGGTTCAAAGGATGGCGTGTAAAACATTGTTAGACGCGATTAACTTTGGACGGGCGGAGGGAGCGGGGAGGGAAAGGCGGAGGCGCGACTAATCAGACACGTAGCGTAATCATTACCATTCTACTTATGTTGCTCGCCATTCATCCCTTTCCGCCATTCATCCCCGCCTGCCCGCCTGCCCTTAATCGCCGGGCTGTTTGCGCTCCAGTCTATGATGCCCATTGCAGGCCCTGGCGGGCGTTGTCCCTCGTCTCAGCACTCCGCGGGACACAATGCGCCGGGCTGGGCGTGCTAGGCTTTGGGCGGCGTTTTGGGCGACGTTTGGCCAGGTGGCAGATTGTGCAAAAAAAATCTGGACATCATCAATAACGAATTGTTAAGGGTCATCGCAATTCATCGCAATGAATGATATGACAACAGCCCCCAACGAAAGGAACCAGACAATGAAAACCATGAAACCTACAGTTTGCGCCTTTTACGAGGCATTGAAGCAATTCAAGACATCAATTGATGACGACGATCGGGCAACTGACGATTTTGACGACAACACGCCGGGAATGTGCGTTACCTTTGCCACAGACGAATCAATGTCTGAATGGGCTTGGCAAACCGGAGACAATTCCTTTGCCGGTGCTTGTTACCACCTTCCACATTGGGTTGTGATTTACCTTTACCGCGATTCCAATTGCATGGAATTGGCAAGGGAAGTCATGGAACAATTGGAATATTGGGCGGAGGCGCAATGAACGACCTATTAAACTACATCCGGCAACACGGCATGGTTTGCGCTGAGCATAACGGGCGCATCCTTGCCTGGTGCGCATACTCCCACGAATACCGCCTGGAATCGATCCAGCCTACGTTGCGCGATGTTCTCAACTGGCTTGGCTATTAACAAAAACCCGCCGGGGATTGCCCGGCACAATGAAGAGAAACGAAATGAAAACACAAACAAAGCTAAACCGGCAAATAAGTCCCACCGATTGCACATCTCTTGAATCGGCGTTTTTTCGTACGTGGGAGGGTGGGATAAAGCATTCGATTGACGTATGGGAAGATGGCTTTGGCCCTCTTTGGCTCATGCGCGACAGTATGGGTATCGTCGGCATCATTCGCGCTCAAACATTGGAAGACGCCTATGCATGCGCAATTGACGAATTGTTGCCGGACGGTGAAATGCCGCCGGAAGAGTTTGCGACGGAGCATGAGCAAGCTTGTTGGGAAGAGGCAAATTCCTGGCGTGGGAACGGGGTGCCCGCGAACAATCGATGCCATTTGCCTGTCGCGGCACACGATATTAACGGGGAAGCTTTGGAAGCTTTGACACCTGCGCTCATGCGTGAATTGGGCATTCGCATTCAGCTCAAACGTTTTTGAACCGGCACAGACAAAAAAATACACGAACACTAAAATGAAAGAGAACGAAATGAAAAACCAATGGATTTGTGAGAAGCTTGCAAAACTTGAAATTGTGCATTGTTGCTCGCGAATGGTTCATGAATTGAATCTGGGAGATACATTCCCGCAGGAATGGCTCCAGGATCTATATTTCCCGCCGCCGCCGGACATTGATGAATGCGAATTGATCGACGACGGAACTCTGGACACAATTGTCCGGTTGAGAGGGGAAGAATTCCGGTATTCGCAAGAAACACGAGAAGACCACATCGATCACAATGGAGATCTGGATTTGGACGGGATTTTCAGGCAAGCCGTCGAAGACTACGAACCGCCCGAAGTTTTGGAACATTGGATCGTCACGCCCTGGCTTGGCAAACAGCTCAAAGAGCGCGGGGAGGCGGTTGGTGAGCTGTTTGACTTCACCATCTGGGGGCGCACTACGTCCGGACAATCGATTGCCTGGGATGGCGTCATCCGTGAGATTGAGATCGGCACGGGGATTCTCGTTGGCCAGAAAAACGAATGGAGTGTGGAATGAAGGTCCGCGAATTAATCTTTGACCTGTTCGGCTTTGCCTGTTCCGCGCTCCTGATTTTGCTGGTCTGGATTGCGACCGTCTGAACTATTACACAAGCCCCGGCTCCGGCCGGGGCTTTTTAATGAAAGGAAACAAGAAAATGAAAAAACAAAACGGCTACATAATACATTCAGATTCCTGGCGCATTGTGATTGCGACCATGTCTTCACAAAATCGTAAAACGGGAAACATGATTCAAACATGGATTCTGAACCGGCGGGAGAATCCCGTTGAATCTCTAGCGAAAGGAACGGATGCTAGAGTTTGCGGCGATTGTCCGTTGCGTGGAAATCGCGGAAAGGAGCGCGGTTGCTACGTAAATGTGGGCCAGGCCCCGCTTGGAATATGGAAATCATGGGAGTCTGGCGGTTACCAGAAAGCTGAATCCGGCGACTATGGCGCCTTGTTTAATGGGCGTGAAATCCGGTTTGGCGCCTATGGTGATCCAGTTCATATCCCGCTTCCCAAGCTTGCCGCAATGGCGGCTAGTTCTGCCGGATTTACCGGTTACACCCATCAATGGCGCAATCCGGTTTTCAAGGGATACCGTCAATATTTAATGGCATCCGTTGAAAACGAGAGGGACGCCAAAACAGCATGGCGGCGGGGATGGCGCACTTTCAGAATCGCGGAAACGGGAGCTGACGGAGAAATCGAATGCCCCAGCGCACGGGGCGTTGAATGCCGGGATTGTAAATTGTGCGCTGGGAATTCCCGTCCGGCGAAATCCATATTCATTCCCGCTCACGGGGTTGGCGCTAACTTCATCCAAAATTGATCATGCAGAACTACGTAGACAACCGGAAATGGACGCGTTTTCTTGGCAAATTGAACGGAAAGCGAATTCACAAATACGCCGTGCGGATCGATTTCAATGAGCGGGCGGCGTTAGGGCTGGACAATTTCCAGGGCAAAACGCAATGGATTTCCGTGACGAGTGATTGTCCCAAAAAGGCGGCACAATGGGTTTTAGACAAGCTGCCAGGGACACCGTGCGTTGAAGTTACAGTTTACGGCCCACGCGGAGGGGAGGCGGCGCGCCGTTTTCAGGGCTGGGATTCGGCGGTATGGTCGGCGATGGTCCAACGTAGGGATTCATGGCAGCCGGGATTCAAGGGGATTTTAGACTAACGTCAAAACGGCCGGGCTTTCGAGCCCGGCCTTTTTGTGCCCTAGAAACGCCTCTCTCGCGTTTTAAGGCTCGCAAGGTGTCAGCATACCAGTCGAAAACTAAAACGCCTTAGAACGCGCCTCCGTTCGTCCGTCCGTCCGTCTCCCTAGGGGCGCGGACGGACGGACAGTCCAATCAGACCTGGCCAGACCTAATCCGGGGTTGGCGCTTTGAAGCTTGCAACCAGTCCATGCTTCAACTCATGACCTGCACCGTAATCCCCTGCTATGTCGGATACCAGCCGGAAGGGCGTAGCCCGGCAAGGCTGGGGTATGTCGCCGGTTTTCATTAATCCGGGGGTTTCGCTTACAGCTTGCTCGCGCCCGCGTTATACTCGGACTAGTACCCGCTGGGATTCAAGCGAATTACAAAGCTCGCTTGAGCTCGCTTCGGGTTTCATTTAGCTGCTCATGCGCCAGCCCTCGCCTTCGCTTGCGGGTTTTACGCGCTTTCCGGCCTGCGGCCGACGCGCCCGCGCTTAAGGTTGCTTTGGCTCGGGCTTAAACAGGGGATGAGGGGTACGGGGAGAAGGGTTCTGCGCCTCCCGCTGGTCGGATACTAATTCGGGGGTTGGCGAGTCGTCAAGGACTATTTTGGGGTGATCTGCGATTCTGGCCCAATTTTCGCAATGTTCCTTTTTGACCACCCCTGAAATCTGCTCGGCGGTGTAATCCTGGGGTATGCGGGCGGGTGTCACTTGCTATAACATTTCGTATTGACAGGCGCGTTGCCTGAGCGTAGAAGTTGCCCCAATGAACGACTTCACTTTAACAGTTCTCAGTCAGCTACGCTCTGAGGCGTCTTTTCAATAACTGGAAATGAGAACTGACGAACACCGCCTTCGCAACATCATGCAAGCTGTCTATCTCGCCATGGTCGGGGGAGACTGGTTCACCCTTGAGGAGCTTTCAGAGCGGGTTGGCTATCCTGTTGCAAAACTCTCTGTTCTGCTGCGCTGGATGCAAAAGCCTGAGTATGGGGCGCATAACATAATTTCCCGCACCGGGCATGACCAAGATGGTCCTGTTCGGGAATACAAACTCGTAGAAAGACTGTTCTGATGAGAGTCCTGATTGGATGTGAAACAAGCGGAAAGGTGAGAGACGCATTCCTTGCCCGTGGGCATGAGGCTATGTCCTGTGACCTTCTCCCTACTGACGTTCCCGGTCCTCACTACCAAGGGGATGTCTTTGACGTCATCGACTACCCTTTGGACATTGCTATCTTCCACCCTGAATGCACTCATCTCTCAGTCTCTGGGGCACGGCACTTTGAGGCCAAGAAGGCTGACGGTCGGCAGCAGGCCGCCGTCAGCTTTTTCATGCGCCTTGTGCGGCGTTCTGAGCATATCTCAGGGCGTTGCTTTGAGAATCCGGTCAGCATCATGTCCTCGATGTGGCGCAAGCCCACGCAGATCATCCAACCCTGGATGTTTGGGCATGGCGAGACAAAGGCTACCTGTCTGTGGCTGGAGGGACTGTCTCTGCTAAAGCCCACCAACATCGTGGAAGGGCGGGAGGCGAGGATTCACAAGATGCCTCCGAGTGAGGACAGGTGGAAAAAGAGAAGCGAAACCTATACCGGCATAGCAGATGCCATGGCAGATACTTGGGGCTGAAATGAGAGTTCTTGAGCAATGGAGCAGAAACCTGATATGACACCAGAACAGACAACACACATGCTGGAACTCAATGCAGAGTTCTCCAACCTATTCAAAAACAAATACCGGGCTGGACAGGAAGAGCACGGTGGGGACTTGTGGAAAAAAGACC